ATCCTTTCTGAGCAAAGCGCCGCCAATAACGTGCTTGCCCTTGGGTTCTCGGAAGAAGAAGTTGCGAAATACCCAAATGCCGCAGGTCTTACGATCAGCGACATCAGGGCAGTCTCTTTCTTCCAGTCGGAGGATGGGAGTTGGTCCGTTCGAAAGCCAGGGTCGGAACAGGCAACCGACTTTGTTCTGGCAATGCCGGTGATCGCAGTCAATCTTGATGTCGCTACGACGGAAGAGTCGATCAAAAAGACCGTGGTCCATGAGACATGGCACGGCCTCATTCGTTTCCTCTACAACTCGGACATCATCATCAAGGTTGCGATGACGCAACTGGCCGCTTCTCTGAGATCGACATCTCCTGCATATGTCGACGCCATCGAGAAGATGATCCGTTCTCGGTATCCGGAAGGTTATCAGTACATCGAGGAAGAGGTTGCGGTGCACATCGCGACCGAGTTCCACCACCTCATCGCTGCAGACCCGAACAACCTTGCATCGGTGGCCAAGAAGATTCTTGACGGCAATGGAAGCGCGGGGCAGAAGCGCGGGGTCCTGAGCCTTGTCCTTGAAACCCTGTACCGCCTGTACGAGTCTGTCGCCAAATTGGGCGCTTCTGGAAATGCCGGAAACCTTGGACAGCAGACCCCGCTCGGCATGAAGTTGATGTCGGAGCAGATCGAGGATCTTGCCGGTCGCATCGCAAGGACGTACCCCTTCAGCGACAAGCAGGATCAGATGGCGGACGACTTCCCGAAGATCGTCAACACCATCCTGACAATTACGTCGCAGCTTCGTCCCATCTACGAGGGAGCGAAGGCAATTCAGGAAAAGCCGGCCAAGGGCAAGAAGGGAGGAACGAAGTTGCTCATCATGGGCGACGATTCCGACCTCAGGAACGGAGACTACGAGTACGTCTCCTCGAAGCGCGATCTTCCCGCCAAGCGCATTGGCGGAAAGTCGCTTGAACTCGAAGGCGTCTCGATCGTCGAGTCCTCGTATCCGCCACGGTTCATGATCGGCGAGGAGATGGTCGCTGCTCCGAATGTGAGCATCGACACGATCGTCAAGAAGGTCTCCAAGAAGAACGCCGAGCAGTCTCGCGACGAGAAGCGCATCAGCATCGACCTGAAGAAGATCCGGTCCTCGCAGCAGTACAAGGGACTCTCGTCGCAGCAGCGTGCTGTCGTCGATGCAATCATCACCAGTTCGTATCCGACCGGTGACTCGCTCATGGCCGCGTTCTCTTACGTTGGCAAGATGCCAGCCGAGATCGAGGCGCAGATCGAATCCGTCGTCCGCGCCTCCGGCACGTCACGCAAACTCAAGTCCACGGTCGAGTTCCTCGTCCGCCTCAAGGTCAACTCGACGTACGGCCGGTATCTGGCCGACAACGCCAAGAAGAATGACGAAGGCTGGGCAATTCCTCCGATCAAGACGATTGCGATCAAGGACGGCAAGCTTGCCATCTCGACTGAGAAGTTGAACTGGGATCTGGACACCAATGCGAAGGACAAGGAAGGCCGTCCGCAGCGCGTGGTCGAGGCCGCAACACGTCTTGCAGACGAGGTCGCCAGCGTCGCCGAGGCTGCTCGCGACGGAGATCCAGAGGCGAAGTGGATCATCAAGGAACGCGCTTGGTACACGAACACCATGAACCTGCTGTCCCGTGCATTCGGGCCGCAGTTCAAATTGTTCAACGAACTCCTTGCCGTCTTCAGTCCGCGCACCCCTGCCGACGTCAACTTCAACTACGCAGTCGAGGCAATCGAGAACCTGACCAAGGGCGTGTACGACACGTTCCTGAACCAGTACTACAACTGGCTCGCCGACACCAAGCGGAAGGACAGGATCGCAAGCCTCACCGAGGATCAGAACAAGGCGCTCGCGGAGTGGCGCAAGTCTCGCCTCCCTGGCCAGTCGAAGTTGAAGAGCGAGTTCGACAAGACCGTCGCCGGCTCGATTCTCAAGAGCCAGCTCCATGAACTCAAGAACTGGAGTGGAGAGACCCCGTTCCGCCTGTACACGATCAGGCTTGGCGATCCGTTCCCGTACACGCCGCGAGCCGACTCGGAAGGCACCATCATCGAGGTCAAGAACCCTCCTCGGTTCACCGGTCTGGACAGCTTCATCAAGAAGTACGGCCCGAAGAAACTCAAGGGAGAGTCCGACTCCTCAGAGCGGTACATCGAAGCCCGCCGAGAGTTCATCGCCGAACTGATCCAGAACAACCCGGACTCTTTCGACGAGTCTGGCAACCTGCTTTCGGACGCGAGCATCACCTACAGCCCGCTGTTTGGACCCAACAGCCGTCAGGCCCTCGATGTCATGGTGAACATCTGGGCTGTTGCACGAACCAACCCGAAGACCCCGACCTTCAACGCAAACCTCCTTGGCACCAGCATCCGCGCCACGATCGACGTCTGGGCGGCGCGCGCAGTCCGCTGGGCGACTGGCCAGAGCCGCATTCCTCCGTTTGCCGAACGCGCCGTTGCTGGAAAGATCGAAGCCGGCGACATCGACATGACGACCAAGGACTTTGGCTTTGGTCAGGTCGTGTTCGAGCAGGCAGCCGAGATCCTGACCAACAGGAACATCGAGGGTCTTGGCAACATCGACGCCATGAACCTTCAGGCTGTCGCGTGGTTCATGTGGAAGCGGACTTGGAACAAGAACGGCTGGTCCAGCATCCCGTGGACCTCCGGCTCGTTCGAGCGCTCCTTTGCGGCGCAGCCGATGCTCATGGTCGAAGCCGAGTTCGACGTCGACCAATCCGGAAGCGTGGTCGGAGAGATCGTCAACGAACTCAAGGCCGACAAGTCCGTCGTGTCCGTGTTTGTTTCCGACGACCCGACGACCCCGAACCAGAGCCGCAACCTCACAGTCACCGTCCGTAGCCGCCAATTCGACACGAACGCTTTTGCGGCAAGGGTCGCCAAGGCCGCCGCCGACTCTGGGTCCAGCCGGCGCGTCACCGTGTCCCAGACTCTTCCTCTGGACGCCGAAAAGACCGACTCGTCTCGCACCGGGCTCATCGCGTACTTCAAGAGGTCCATGAAGCCGGCCGAGGCCGCTGCGTTCATCCGCAAGGTCTCAAGCCGTGGCTGGACGATCTCCCCGATGTACGAGATGCAGCGCGCCGCAAGCGGAGAGGCTCGCGTGGTCGGCATCAAGGCGATCTACTCGGCCGAGGCCAGCGTGTCTGCCCGAAAGAGCGTCTTGAAGTCGGACAGCAAGGCCGACTCCATGGATGCGGTTTCGGCTTCTGCGTTTGCCATCCTTGCGTACAAGCTTGGAGACTACAGAAGCGTCATCGGCAATCCTGCCATGATTGCCGTCGAATCGGTCACATACGGACCAGAAGGAATCAGGCATGACGAACCGGGAATGGCTCCTTTCACAGATTACCGCGGCCCAAAGGTACGGCAGGGACAGTCAGTTTCTACGTCAGTTGCGGCAGCGGCTGGAATCAGAACGCAACTCGGACGACCTGCAGGACTTGTCGGTGACATCACTGCCGATGGACCGTCAGGAACGACCAGAACGGAGTTGAACGGAGATCCGGACGGCGTTCCTCAGGAAGTCCAGAGGATGCACGTTGACTTCGCCGAGTCCGCATACCCGAACACCGAGATGGTCGATGGGCGCAGCACGCCCATCGAGGCCCCGGGCCTCATGGAGGAAACCGGAGAGGAAGACTCAGTTCGGTTCTCGATTCCAATCGACACTCCCATTGGAGACAAGTCGATCTGGAAGCGATTGCGCCAGTACTTCAGGTTCTCTGCGCGATCGAATGACATCCGGATCACCGGAGGCCAGAAAGAAGGAGACCTTGGACAACTCCGCCGCTGGCTGATCCCGACTCTCAACAGCGCTTGGTCGAGTGGCATTCCTCTTGTCCGCAAGATCACCGAGACCATGATCTCGCTTGATCTTGAGCGCCAGCGCGCAAGCGCATCCACGCTGCGAGACTCCGAGGCGCTCTACGAGCAGCTTCCCAAGGAGTACCGCAAGGACGAAGGCAGGAAGTTCTTCGAACTGATGGACCGGCACTACGACCCGGATTGGCCGAAGAGCGATTCGCGCTGGGTGGACGCAGACGGAAACAGGCTTCCTGACTCGGTCATCGACATCCTGTCCGAGTTCAAGCGCATGGGCGAGATGCAGCGCCTTGGAATCATCGCCGAGAAGCGAGAGGCCATGCGCGAGGTCGTCTCCCGCATGAAGCTCCCAATGCTCGTCAAGGTCGCCGGCGAGAACGGCGGCAGGTGGAGCATCGTCAAGATCGAGCCGATCCCCGGCGCGCGGCCTGTCGAAGTCATCATGGACGACGACACCGGAGACATCATGGGTGTCGAGGACGCGCGTGAGGCAATCGTGATGCTCGCCGTCCCGGACAACTGGGGACGCCAGTACGCGCACATCTACCACGGCTTCTTTGGAGCCTACGAGATGATCTGGTACAGCCGCAAGGCGTACGAGAATGCGCTTGCCAGCGGATTGAGCAACAGCGAGGCCATGAAGATGGCCAAGCGATCCGTCTCCATGGACGGCGGGACTGCAACCGAGCCGACGGAGGCCCGCGCGGTTCGCAGAATGCTGGCGTTCATGGAGAATCCGCCGCTTGGGATCGACAAGGACGACATCATGGAGCCGACGATCAACGTCGAGGCCCACGTCCCGCCCGACGTCGTCCGTCTGAGCGGCAAGCAGTACGACTGGCTCCGCCGCGACATTCAGGAGGCCGCCGACATCGAGTCCAACGTCGTCAGCCAACTCCTGCGCGGAAAGGTCGGCCGCCTGTCAACAAAGAAGCGCTTCTACGCCTCGGTGCTACAGCGCAAGGGCAAGGGCGGCTTCAACATGGACTTCATGCAGGCTTGGAAGGCCCAGACCAATGGCTACTACAAGTGGCTGTACTTCAACCGCATGCGGGCCGAGACCCAGGATTCGATCGAACTGGTCCGATCCGCTGGATACATCGGCTGGGCGAACCACCTTCAGGAGAACCTTGAATACACGGTCTCGTTCAAGCAGACATCGTTCGAGCAGCTTCTCGACGGCACCTTGGCATCCATTCCAATTCTCAGGACTCTTGTCGGACCATTGCCGTCGCGCCGCTTCCTCCAGATGCTGCGCACGTTCAACGTCTACCGCCAACTCCTGACAGGACGACAGCAGATCGTCAACTCACTTCAGCCGTTCCAGACCGTGTATCCGCTGATTGGCGGAAGGCGCATGGTCAACTACATCAAGCGGTACAACGGCAAGGACGGAAAGGCGCTCATGGCCCGGTTCGGGTACCTGCGCGCCGACGGAAGCTGGTACGAAGGACGCGACTTCGAGTCTGCGGTCATGAACAAGCCGTGGTTCCGCCGTCTCAAGGGTGGCATCGACAACATCTACCGGAAGTCGATCGGTCGGGCCATTGACTCCAGCGCCGAAGCACGGAACCAGAACTTCACCTTCGCAGCCTTCTACTGGTACGCCACCGAAGAACTTGGCATGGACGACGACAATGCAGCACGGCATGCCCTGCTGCGGGTCGCCCACACCCAGTTTGCCTTCTCGAAGGCCAACACCCCGGTCGTACTACGAGGACCGACGCGCGCAACCCTGCTCCAGTACAAGCGGTTCATGCTCAACTCGTTCGGCCTGGCCATGAACATGCTCTCCGAGAACCATCCCCTTCAGAAGGGAAAGGTGACCGGTCTAGAGCGTACGGCCATCTTCGGGCGATGGCTGCTCTCGTTCCTCGTCATGGGCGGCCTCAAGGGCCTTCCGCTCTTCTTCCTTGCCTCGTTCATCTCCTCGCTGTTCACCGGCGGAGAAGACGACACCAACTACGACATCCACAACGGACTTCGCGAGCAACTCGGTGAAGGCTGGGCAGATGTCATCGTCATGGGCCTGCCGGCTGCTGCCGGCGTGGACATCTCCGGTTCGATCACGCTGTTCCCCAAGCCGTACGGCCGTACCGTGTACGACATGGCAGGATCGTTCCTTGTCGGACCCAGCGTCTCTGCCGGACTTGACATCGTGAAGAGCGTCTATGACAAGAACTCGATCGGCTACAGCAACACCGAAGAGCTGTTCCGCGGCGTGTACGCGTCGTCTCCTGCCGCCCAGCAGTTTGGAACCCTGTACGACCTGATTGTCGGGGAGTCCGAGCAGCGCGACGTCACGGGACGGCTCAAGTTCCGCCGCACCACCGCGGAGGCCGTCCGGGCCCTCTTCGGGTTCCGCACGATCCGCGAGACGATCGAGAGCCTTGAGTACGAGAAGGTCGTCTCCATGAACGAGACAATCGACGGGCTGCTCGACGAGATCGCCCAGAACCTCGCCGACGGCAAGTTCATCGAGGCGCAGCGCGCGGCGATGAACTGGAACTCGATCTTCCCAGAGGCTCCGATCCCGCTCACGATCTCCAAGCTCATGAAGCAGCGCGACATCGCCAAGCGCGTCGCCGGCAAGGTCGAGAACCGCGACCTCGACACCCGGCAGCGCCGACTCAAGAAGGTCAACGATCGTCTTGAGCGGATCCTCGTCAAGCGCGAGGGCTTCGAGGAGTACGAGTTTGAATAAGCGTCAGGAGGCGACGGTCAGCGTCCGCATCAGGGAGTCGGACTACGACGCCCTGATCGAGATCATGTCGCGCCACGGCCTTCGCACGGTCAAGGATGCCGTCACGCATTGCGTGCAGAAAAACACAGGAACCTGCCACGTGGCAGGTCCCTGTGCAAGAGGAAAAGATGGCTCTTGATCAGCGGGTGCCAGAGACCGCGATGTAGTCGACGGTGAGAGGCTGCGGAGTGCTTGAGGTAGTTGCAAGCGTTGCAACCTGCCATCCCATTGCCGCCGGGGTTCCCGAGGTGTTGTCGTACTGCACGACACTACCGACCTTCAGGCCGTTGATGTACGCCTGAACGTTGCGACCATCGACATAGAAGCCGATGCGGTAGAAACTTGCAGAAGAGAGCGCGGACGGAATGACCAGAGCGGTCTCGCTCATTGTGCCAGTGGATCCACGAACGCAGAGTTGGAGAGTCCGGTTTGCAACAAAGCCAGTAAGGCTATCGGTGCCACCGTCTCGTCCAATCATGATGCTGTCAACCGGAACAGCGATGTTTGCTCCGCTGAACACGTTTGCCGACGGAGTGGAAGTCAGTCCAACGGCAAAGGTGTTGGTCACCGCGGTGTTCGTGACTCGCGCCTCGAAGTACATGCGACGACCGGCAGAAAGAACCAGGAACCGGGAGTTCGATCCAACCAGCGTGACGTCGTTTGCGGTTGCCGAGGCATTGTGGGTCAGGACGAGCGTGCCTCCATGCGCGGTTCCGACCGTGGCCGTACCAAGGTTGGAACTGGTGTGCACCGAAGTTCCGGTGTAGTGAGCACCGACGGTTGCAGTTCCAGAAGTGGCGCTGAGGGTGAGACTGGCGGCACCTTCGACAAAGTCGAGGTACGAACGAATTGCGTTTGCCGGATCGAAGATCGCGTCCGCAAACTCCGCCCATCCGAGCGAGCCCTGCCCGGGCTTGGTGAGAATCTGTGCCATGTGTGAGGTCCCTTTCTGGCTTACGCCGAGACATCCGGATCAGCGGTGGCGAGCACGAAGTTCACGCGACGGTTCACGCACTGAAGGTTGAAAGTGGTGTCGATGTAGGTCTGGAAGACGGTGTGCTGGTTGCTGGCCTTCGTCGGGCCTTCCTCGCGCATGTACTCACCGGAGAGGAAGACGGGACGGTACGAGCCCCAGTTGATGCCGTAGATCGGGTCGCCAGTGCGGCCTTCGAGGTGGGGGCACCACGTCACGGGCACCTGACGGAACGTCACGCGGCCGTCCTTCGAGGCGATGTCGTTGCCCAGATTGTCGTTCTGGGTTTCGAGCACGCGCTCAAGCTGGCCGATGACGTTGTAGTTGGTGTAGTACCCGTAGGAGTTGCCGGTCTCGTAGTTCGGCTGGGCGACCGGAGCCTTGAAGTTGGTGAAGGTCGAAGCCTTGCGCCACTTCTTGATGAGGTCGTCCTTGGTCACGGCGGTGTAGTTCGCCGACCAGTTCTTCCAGTTGCCGTAGGTGCCAGAGTCGACGTTCGCCGCGCCGGCCGAGAAGCCGGTCGGGTTGCCGCCAAAGAAACCGCCGTCGCCGCTGGGAGAGCCGTAGGTGATCCAGTACGGGACACCGTAGATCGAGAGCGTGTCGGTCGAGCCAGCGGGACGGCGCCAGAAGCGCGTCTCCATGAAGCCGGCCATGTCGACCATCGCGTCATGACGACGGATGCGGACGAGGTCGACGATCTGCGCGGGGGCGCGGTTGATCGCGATCTCGCGACGCTCGATGGCGTACGACGTGGTGATGTGCCGCCACGGGATGTTGGCGGTGATCATCACGTCCGACACGTTGACCGCGTCGGTCGCGTACAGGCCGGTCTCCTTGGTGGCACCGGTCGTTCCGACCATGAGGTTCCACTGGATGCCGGTGCCGCTGGTGAAGGACACCTTGTTCTTGTTGAGGAGCTGCGGGAGAGCGATGTGCTCCTGCAGCGTGTACGAGATGTCGGTCCACTTCATCTCGCCGAGGTTGCGCTGGGTGGTGGTGATCAGATCTGCAATGTCGTCTGCCTGAAGAATGGGCATGGCCTACTCCTTACTCGAAGGAATCTCCTGCTGCGTACGGGTCGATCCCGCGGCTCTTGAACCACTCCGCGACGCTTTGCGCCGCACGGGAGCGTCCATTTGCGGGGTTCGTGGTCCGGGTGCCCGGACGGGACACGAACTGACCAGCACGCTTCGCGATTTTGCCTTCGATCTTGTTTCGCTCGATCTCAGACTTCATGTCCCCGAACGACGCGTTCAGGGCCATGTTCATCAGTTCGCCGGACTCCGGGATTCGTCGGTGCTTGGCCACGTAGCCTGCACGGATCGTCTGCACAGCGTCATCCAGCTTCTTGATGTTATCGACGTTGGGCTTCTCTTCGGTGCCGAACACCTTCGACCACTGGTCTCCAAGGCTTCGGACGAAGCCTGAGGTGAGGTCTGTACGGGAAGATTCGGCGAATCGCGATTCAAGCGCGCGGAACTTCTTCTCGTAGTGGTCGGCCATCTTCTTGATGGCCCGTGCCGCCTCCGGGTCGAAGGCGTTCTCTTCGTCGATCTCCAGATTGAGTTCGTCAGGATCGGGCGCAGGCTCGACTGCCTTCGTCTCGGCGACAGGCTCCTTCTGGATTCCAGCGGCGATGATCGAGAGCAACTCGTTCACGGCGTCTGGAGACTCAAGGCGCTGAATCACCGAATCAGGCAGCTTCGCCTCGCGGGCCTTGCTGACCAACTCGCTCTGCCAGTTGGTGGAGTCCTGCTCCGGAGCGATCTCCGTAGGAGGAACTTCCTGCTCAACTTCCTGATAATCATCGTAGCCGTCGTCGCGGATGTCAAGCGGATTGTCGATCTTGTCGTCAGGATTGTCAGTCACCGTAGCCTCCACTCTTGTCGTACATGCCCCTCATTCGGAGAAATGCCTTCCTGTGCCCCCGGCTTTCGAAGATTGCCTGCCCGGTCTCCGGGTGGAACCGCGTCGGAACGCCATTGCGCGACGCATGCTCCATCGCCTCGTTGACCTGATTGGGGTGCACGCCGGCAGCGTCGCTCATAAGAGGCCACGTGCCGGACGAATGCGAAGTGCCCCTGTGCTCCGAGACGACGTCGCGGATCAAGACTCGACCATCATCATGGACGATCGTCTTGTCAGGCCGCTGACGCCGAAGCATCTCGGACATGGACATCATGATCTCGACCTTCTCGCCCGTCTTCTCGTCCTTGTAGATGTAGAACGGCATCATTGACCCTGCACGTTGGCGGCTTGCATCATGGATGCGATGGCCTGATCTTGGCGACCTAGGGAGTCGCCGCCACGATCAGACCGGACGTAGTTCCGGGTAGTGGTGGGAGAGGAGGCGGAACCACCACCACCCGGAGGGGACGGCGCCTGCATGAGCTCCTGCGGCTCGACCTTGGTGACGAGATCGCCAACCTCGGGAGCGCCGCTCAGTTCGGCAGCCATCTTCAGGAATCCTTCGATGTCGGGCACCAGACCGCGCTGCTGGAGCAGCGGGGCCATCGGCACGATGAACGTCTGCATGACCTGCATCGCGGTTTGCAGGCGCTCGGCAGGGGTACGCGACTGCATCGAGAACGGAACGATCTCGATGGCATAGTCGAGAAACTCACCCTGCCGGCGCTCTGGCTTGATCTCGACGTCGATCGTCATCGTCGACATCGGGAGCTTCTTGCGGATGTAGATCGACCTTACCGGGTCGGTCCACATGTACCAGGCGATCGACTTGATCACCTTGGTCACCGCGTCGGTCGCGCGCTCCTGAAGTTCGGAGATGCGCATGGTCGCCTGTCCCTTGACAAGCTGCTCCTGACCGACGGTGTTGGTCGAGTTGTTCAGTCCGCCAAGCGCCTCAAGGTTTCCTCCGAAGTAGGAGGTGAGTTGGCGCAACTGCTGGAAGAACGCAAGGGCCGCCTGATCGACGCCGCCGTAGCGGATCTCCTTCGTCGCCTCCGGACGATCGACGGCAATCGCATCTCCGTCGTTTGCGCTTGTGATGCGGCGGCCGTCCTCCTGATTGCTCGAAGCGACCAGAGTGAGCGTCTTCTGCCGGTCAGCCTGACGGCCGAGCTTCCGGAAGACTCGGTTGCCGAGTTCGTGCAGGTCGACCAGAAGGGCCGCAGGAGGAAGGGGCATGATCTGCCCGGGCACATCTCCAAACGACAGGATGTGGAACGGACCACCTTCAGGTCCATCCCACTCGACCTTGCGCAGCGGCTCTTGATTCTCGATGCCGCCCGTTGGATCGCACTGGAACGTCGCGACGACGTTCTCGTACGGAAGCCAGATGTCCCACAGTTCGACGAGGTCCATGTACGACTCCTCGCCGTACGAACCGCCGTCGTCGACGAGGTTCGAGATCTTCTCGTCGCCCTGCTCGTTCGTGGTGCGCCGCTCGTACTTGACGAGCTTGCGGCCCTTGAACATCTTCATGTCCTCGACCGCCTCGATCGGAAGCGCATAACGGTTGCCGCAGAACTGGATCTGGTCCCACCGCTTCGCCGTGATGTCGAAGACAAAGTCCTCGAAGTCGACGGTGTCAGCGAACGGAGCACCGGGATCATGGGTGAAGCCCTGGATCTCCTTGGTTCCGCTTGGAGCAAGGCCGACCTTCATGACGCCCATGCCGAACATCGCGTCGAGGACCCACCGGCGCATCGAGTCGTCGAAGCGCATGTCGTCGATCGCGAGGTTGATCGCGATCTCCATGTCGTCGGCGAACGAGGCATGCTCGCTCGACTTCGGACGGATGATGACTCGCGGAGCCTTCGCGGCGACCTGACGGCGGTAGATGGAGAGGGCCATCTCCATGAAGTTGACGGGGACGCGGTCGGGCGCGCCGCCATCTGACCAAGAGCCGCCGACGAACTGCCGGATCATGGAAAGACGGCGCTCGCGGAAAGCCTGCAGCTTCCTTCGCGAGTGGTCGAATGCCGTTACCAGACGTCCAACGCGTCCGATGTCCATTACCAGCCGTCCCTTCTGCGCGCCTTCTCCTCATGCGCGACCCTTCGCTGCATGAGCGAACCTTCTGGAACAACCTCTACATGCTCCCTTGCCGCAGGAGCGCGTCTGGCGAGAGCATAGCAGCAGAGCGCGTCTGCGGTAGGGCGGTCGCCGTGATTATCCCTTGCTCCGCTCGGGTCGATCGTCCTGCTTGCCTTCGAGTGCTCGATGCCGCCGTTCGCCGTGTAGACGATCTCGCGCAACTCGGCCATCGCCTCGCGAGACCGGTTGATGAACCTGCCGTCGAGGATCGCGCGCCTGTAGTCTCCGAACACGGCCCTCTTGGCATCCTTGACCGGCCACCAGCCGGGGATTGGCTCGCTCTTCTTCGAAAGCGACTCTTCCCGCGTCTTCCAGTAGACGTTGCGGTATCCCATTTCGATGACGACGTCGCCAAAGTTCCTACCTGGGCCCGGAGCCTCCCAAATCATGTACGCGCCCTTGCCGGTGTCGTCGTGGAACCACTTGCACAGGGCGACCGCGTACCTGGCCAACTCGTCAGGGCGCAGCCGGGGCGTTGTCAGTTCGGCGACCTTCTCTCCGGTGTTCCGGTCGGCGACCGAGATGACCGAGTTGCTGCTCCCTGTTCCGGCCGAGATGTCAGCGCCGACGACATATCCACGGTCGTGCGCAACCTGACCTGACGCATCGACGCCGCACCAGAGCCTGAGCGAGCCTCCGCGGGACGGCACGAACAACCTAGGCGTGCCTGTAGACGGGTCGAACTCGAGTTCGCCGACATGCGACGCCGGCCTGCAGTGCTGCATCACCAGCCGGTCGATCTCCTTTGGATCGAAGAACTGGAAGTCCGACCCTTGGAAGTCGATGTCGAGTTCCTGCGCCACTTCCTGAGGGTGGATGCAGCGCTTGACCTCGGAGTCGTACCAAGGGCTCCTCGGCTTTCCGTCCGGCCCGATGTACAGCCCGTCCGCCTTGACGGGATGTCTCGTCCAGTGGAGAACCACCTGATGCACGTTCGGCGAGTGGGCGACGTCGTAGAACGCGTTCCCGACTCCGTCAGGCGTCGAGTTGAAGATGCGGCTCTTGGTCGCATCGCGTGTCGATGCCAGCGCCTTGTAACCGGCGTCGACGTCGAAGGCCGCGAACTCGTCCATGCCGATCGCAGTACGACGGTCGCCACGCGCGACATCGCCCGTCGTGCTCTCGCCGTCGATCGCGCTGCCGTTGTCGTCGTTCGTGAGTCGCAGGTTCGTCCGAGTCATCCTCGGAAGGAGCCAGCCGGGCATGTTCTTGTGGAGGAAGTCGATCTTCCAGAAGAGCGACTTCGAGTTGCCCGGCTTGTCGACGTAGTCCTCGTTCCTGCTGACCAGAAGAAACGACTGTCCGTCCTTGAAGTGCCATCGCCACTCGAACAGGGTGCACAGCATCCAGCTTGCGCCCATGTCGCGGCTCTTCTTGATGCAGATGTCCCGGCGCCCGATCGACGCATCGAGATCGGCGAACACCTCGTCCTGAAACGGGTACGTGATGAACGGCACCGTCGGATCGTCTCGCCTCGGGTCGTACGTCCAGCAGAACGCGTTGACGTAGAAGAGGATGTCCTCGGAGCACATCCTGCGAAGCGCGGCCTGATCTGCCGCCGATGCCCGCGCCGCGCGGATCATCTCGATGCGCCACCTGAGGTTCTCGTCGAACCCCTTGGGGACCAGATGTATCCACTTTCCTACTTTCGCTTCCACTTGCCGACCTTCTCGGGGAGACGCTTCCCCTTGGGAGTCTCCTTCTCCCACCGCTTCGCCATCTCCGGCTCGTTCGCGTGCATCCAGCCGCGCTGTGCCTTGCTCTTGAACGGCATTGTTCCTCCTAGACGAGCGCGAGGATCTGCCCAAGCGCAAGATCGGACAGCAGTTCGTATCCCTGCGCGGACATGTGCACGTCGTACGATCCGTTTCCCTGCAGGACTCCGCTGTCGTAGAGGAGCATGAAGACCATCTTGTCGGCAGGGACAAGAGTGCCGAGGTCGATGAACAGCACATCCTGACTCGACGCGAACGTCGTGCGGCAGAGCGCGCGGATCGCGGAGAGGTCGGTGTCGCCGGCGTTCTTCACGTGGGAGACCATGGCGATGAAGCCGAGGTCCGCAGACGGATATCCGAGCGCGCTCCACGCGCTGCGCATGTTCGCGGCGAACGAATTGAAGTCGGCGACCCACGATGCAGGGGTCTGCGATCCGGCGTTCGCGCCGCCGTGGAAGCAGACGACGACCTTCCCTGTGCCGCCTGCGGCGATCTGGCGCGTCCTCGCCTCGCCGAGCCAAGTCTGAAGCGTGAGCGTGCCGACGTTCGAAGAGCCGACCGACACCTCGTTGACGGTTCCGCCGCCCCACCAGCAGAGCGGAGTCGAGGAGGTGCCGATCGACTGCCTGTACACGGACTGCAGGAGGAGGGCCGCCTTCGCGGACACTCCGTTCGCGCGCGAGTCACCGCCCCAGAGCGCGTACACCTGGTTGGTCCGGGTCGCCGCCGAAAGCGTCGCGGTCGACACCGCGATCTCATCCTGCGTTCCAACGAACGAGATCGTGGTCGTGTTTACCTTCGAGACGTTGTGCCACCAGTCGAGCTTGAGGTTGCCGCCGCCGCTGGCGAACTTGCCATGGACGAGGCGGTAGATCAGGGTGTTCGACACTCCGATCGGGCTGTCTGCGTCGATGTAGATGCCGGCGATCGAATCGTGGTAGCGGTTCCCGGTGTCCGAGTACCACGCATAGTCGATCGCAGCCTTGTCGTCGATGCTGTTCGACGTCGTGTACGTGTTGGTCGGGTAGTACGAGGGGCCGAACTGGAGCGATGTCTTGAACCGGTTCGTGATGAACGATGGACCGGCAATGTTTCCGCTCAACAACTGCTTGTCCGTGATGCCGTCGCTGTGCACGCCAGTGCTGCCGACTCCACCTCCGCCATGCACTCCGGCGCTCGGAAGACCAAGGTTGTCGCACTTGAACGTGAATCCCTGACGCTCGTCAGGACCAGATCCGTTCTGGTGGAACGGATACAAGGGCGACGCATACACCGGCGCACCCTGCTTCCACATCGCGAACTGGAACGCATCGCACCAGCCCTGCGTCTTCGACGATCCGCTTCCACCAAGGAACGAGGTGTTCGAGTCCCCTACCCACAGCAGGTCAAGCGACTTCGTGCCGGCGACCGCGTCGCGGAACATCGACGCCACCACGCGCGACCCAACCACGGACAAAGGCTGATTCGGGCCGACAAGGGCCCAAGAAGCCGACGACGACGTGCCGGCATTCACATGCAGCGCGCCATTCGACGTGTCCATCCACAGCGCACCCTTCGAATACCCGGATGCACCAGTGGACGGCGCAGACGAAGTCACGGAGAACATCTTCCCCTGCGCGTTCTGAGACTCGTTCATCTCCGAGATCAGGTTGTGCGCAGACATGTCAGCTCCCCTTCCGCTTCTTGCGTCCAAAGTCCGACTTCATCGCACGCCAAGACTCCTCGCTCACCGTCGTCCTCGACTTCGGTCGCGATGTCCCGCTTGCCTTCCGGGCATTGATGTTCGCGTACAGGCCACGCTTCGCCATGGTCAACCACCATTCTTGAAGTCAGGATACCCAAACCTCTTCATGAACTCCAGCAGATCCGCCTCAAGGATCCTCCGGTGCGTGCTCCCCGGAAGACGGTGGCACCGCAACCTCCCGTAGTTGCACAGGCGCATCACGTACTCCGGAGAACAGCCAAGACGCTTCGCCGCCTGCCCCGTCGTCAGCATCCGGCGGGTCACTTCCCCTTCGCCTTCCCCTGCCTCATCCCCCACGGATGGTTCTTCTTCGGCTTCACGGCAGTCATCAGTTCGCCTCCCGCTGGCATTCCACCCCATCCTTCATCCGCAGAAGTCTAGCAGCGAGGTCCTCGACCTTCACCCCGTCCTCCGAATACTTCTGATCCCCGTCAATCTGACTCCGGCTGGGAAGCAACTTCGCATAGATCGAACCCCAGAACTGAGACTCGTTCACCGGAGACCTCCGCGCCCACACCAGCATCCCCCAAGCCTCGCTGCTCGGAGCATCCCGCGGAGAAACATCCTCCACCTGCATGTTGCTCGCCACCCACTCCACCACCTTCACCGTGGCAACCTTCTTCCCGCCGAACACAGCCTTCGTCGCACCCTCAGCAACCACCACAGAGTCAGACCCACCAGCAACAGACACCTCCTCGCCTACCTCGGTCGACCTGCCACGTGGCAGGTCCTCGACACGCTCCTCCACCTCAACCACCGGCTCTGGCCTCACTGCGTTCGATGGACCCGAATAACCAGTCGCACCCCACTTCTCAGGGTCAATCGTCTGCGCCGCAGTCAACCACGCCTCACCAGCGGACACCCCCGCACGCTTCAGCTTCTCACGGGTGTCGACAAACTTCGCCCAGAGACCGTTTGACTCAGCCCAAGAGCGAATCTGCGCCTTCAGTTGGATGGATCCTCGCATGGGGGGAGTTTACCACAAGTTGGGGTGGGAGCGCGGGGCGGGGGTAGATCAATGGTTTGTTGACTGCCCGGGGGCGGGTTCGGAGCTGGCGTTCGGTGTCTGTTAGGGTCGCGCGCCCGAGGCCCGATAACCGCGCAAGGCCCGAGAACCACACGCCCGAGAACCTCGCGCCGCCGCAGGTCCGAGAACCGCGCACCCCCCCCGCCGGAGGACCACCCACCGCCCCACCCGAGGCCCCCGCGTACACGCATACGCGAGGAACGCGCCCTCTGAGGGATGCACCACGCCCCCACCACGCCCACGCCCGGCCCCACCCGACACAGCCCGCCCGCTATCACCGCCCGCCCGGCCCGGCACACGCCACCCCGAGCAGCCCGCCGCAATCCCCCCGGATCCACTGGAGCCCGCCGGACTCGCGAGCCGATACAGGAGCAGCACCGCGCACCGCGCGCGGTCGACCTTGCACCATCATCGGAGCCCGCACCAGTGACACGACACCACCACGACCCCCGCGCCGCCGCAGACCTCGCCCGCCGCATCAGCCGGGCGCGCCTCGCCGCCGCCCTCGCGCGACTCTCCGCCATGCCAACCATGCAGGATTGGGACCGCCTCAGCCGGGCCGACCGCCTCGCGATCCTGCGCGAGATCCGCGCCACGCGCGCCGCCCTCGACAGCATCGACGGCGAGCCGACTGCCGGCGCGGATTCGTGACACATCCGCCGCGCAACCGCTACACATCCGACGCGCGGCCGCTACACTGCACACACGGCGCACGGTGCGCCGCAACCATCATCAGCACCCCGAAAAAGAAAAGAGCTCCTCCCCAATGCGACCCACCAACCGCCCGCGCACGATCCGAGCCGTCGCCGTAACGCCTCGCCTCGCAGCAATCCGCGCAGCACAGGACGCGCACGATGCCATCCTCGCCCGCACTGGCTGCACCGCTACGCGCACCGTCCACCCCGAGGTGCAGCGCGCAGCCGAGGCCGCATACCGCGCCGCCGGAGGCCCCAGCACGCGCACCGTGCGCGTGATCGGATACGGCACCCGGACGCACCCAGTAGCGTTCGTCGGCGTGCGTTCGACGCGAGCATGAGCACTGCGGCGCGCCATGCGACGGCGCGCCGCCCGCCCATGCTCGCGCACAGTGCGCGAGAGGGACAGCACCACAGACAGAGGAAACGAACAGATGCAACTCGCAGACCGAATCGCAGCAGCGCGCGCTATCACCAGTGCGCCGACAATCCCCGCCGCACCCGCGCCCGGATTCCGAATCGCGGCGCAACACCGCGCCGCACTCCGCGCTTCCCTCGCAGAGGGAATCCCGACCCTGCTCGCGGGTCCGGCGGGCAGCGGCAAGACAGAGCTTGCCGCCGCAATCGCGCACGAACTGAATCGACCGCTCGCCATCATCGACTGCGGCGCAGTGCGCGACCCGCTCGACTGGTTCGGCTCGATCCACCTCGCAGACGGTCGCACCCAGTGGGTCGACGCGCCGCTCGTCTCTGCGCTCGCCACGCCGGGCGCAATCATCCTCCTCGACGAAATCAACCGCAGCGCGACCATCTCGCAGAACACGCTGCTACCGCTCCTCGACTCGCGCGGCCGCTGCGAGCTCCCGCAGCGCGCCGCTATCACCGTCGCGCCGGGGGTCGGATTCGTCGCCACCGCCAACGAAGGCATGGAATACGCCGCTACCTCAGCGATCGACCTCGCGCTTCGCTCGCGATTCGCCGCGCGCATCGAATGCACCTACCTCTCCGAGCGCGACGAGGCCGAGATGCTCGCGACCCGCTACGGGATCGCGCCGGACCTCGCGCAGCAGATCGCGAAGATCGCAGCGCAGACCCGAAAGGGCGCATGGATTCAGCAGCACGGACAGGCCATCAGCACCCGCGCCGCTTGCGCCGTGGCGCGCATGGCCCGAGCCCTCGCGGCACAGGGCGCGGACATCCTGCCCGCATGGCAGTGCGCCGCCCTCGCGCAGTTCGACGACGCACCCGGCACGGGGCAGACCCCGCGCGCCGCGCTCGCCGCGCTGCTCGCGTCGCACGGCATCGGGTGAACCTCTCAGCTACTCGCCGCCGCAACCCCCAGGGCGACACCAAAAAACACCGAGCAAAACCTAGGAAACCGACCCACATGAACCCGAAACTTCCCCCGCATCTCACCCCC